GTTTACGCCTATGGTACGAACAAAACGCAAAGAGGTATAGGGTGGGACTGGATTGTTCCGGCAGCGTGGCCGCCGACCCAAGCAGATTTTAAATACCAGCGACGATGGGCTCCTTCAAGCTTGACGTTCAACGCATCTGGCTTGATCACCGACCAGACTACCGGTTGGAAATCTATTACACTCAGCAATCCTGCCACATATATCAACAAATCGGGTTTTACGTACTTGCGTGCTGCGCTAAACGGTTATATTTATTCCATCCAAAACACAGGCGCGACTTACAGGTTGTGGGGTCCACGAATCACATCCAATCAAGGATACCCATATCTCACCGTCGATTACATCGTTCCAGGTGGACCAAAACTGATCATTGTACAGCAAGGGGAATAGGGGACGGGAGTCCCCTCTGGTGCCAGCAAGGACAAAGACGGAGTGCCGCGACTGCAGGAGTCCATGTTCGATATCAGAGCGTTCGAATATGTCCCACCGGAGGAATAAAATGTGGGAATCCGTACCTACCTGGGTTAAGGGCCTTGTCGGCGGCGCGGTCGCGATGGTCATGAACCTCGACCCCGTTATCAAGGCCATGTTCATTCTCATGGCCTTGGATATCCTCTCCGGGCTTCTCCGGTCGGTCTTCGACAGGACGATCTCATCGGAAGTGAGCCTAGGGGATGGTGAAGAAATCGCTCATGCTGATCCTCGTGGGGGTGGCGGCGGTCATTCAACGCTACCTGGTAACCGGCTCCCTCCCCGTGGATCTAGTGATCGGCACCGCGGGATTCTTCTGCGTGACCGAGATCATTTCGATCCTGGAGAACGCAGCCGCCTGCAAACAGGTCATCCCGCCGGTCCTGGAGAACTTCATCAAGGGCGATCTCTCGAAAGGCATTCAATCTCGTAGGAAGTAATGGATCGCTTCCGTTGGGAGCCCCAACGCGGCCCTCAGACGTTCGCGCTCTCCCGTCAAGAGAAGGAGATTTTCTACGGAGGCGCAAGGGGCGGCGGAAAAACCGAGACTGGGATCATATGGGCCGCGATCCCTGCCATCGCTCGAGACGACGCCGGGAAGTTCAAGTACCCCTACTACCGCTCGCTGGTTCTCCGGCGGCACGTGGACGACCTGAAGTATTGGGTGGACCGCGCCGAGGCGATCTACTCGAAGTTCGGGGCCAAGAAGGTCGGCAGGCCAGCGGAGTTCCACTTCCCCAGCGGCGCAAGGATCTACACCGGCCATCTTCGAGATCGCTCGGCCTACACCAAGTACGTCGGCCATGAATATCAGCGGCTGGTGGTCGAGGAGCTGACGCTGATCCCGGTCGAGGAAATGTATGAGAGAATCCTGGGCTCCTGCCGTTCGAAGTACCCCGAACTCCCGGCGCAGATCTTCCTCACGGCGAACCCCGGAGGCCCCGGACATGCCTGGGTCCGGGCCAGGTTCGTTGTCGACGAGAAGGGGAACAAGCGGCAGCCGGGAATCCCGTTCCAGGGACCGGATGGCAACTGGCGGATCTTCATTCCGGCCACCGTGGACGACAACCCGCTGCTGGCGCAGATCGACCCCGGCTATATCAAGTTCCTCGACTCCCTGCCGGATGCGATCCGCCGGGCATGGCGCTACGGCGACTGGGACGCCTTCCTCGGGCAGTACTTCCCCGAGTTCCGGCCTTATGGGCCCATCGGCTCGGAAGCGGAAGAGTGCCCGTGGGCGAACCACGTTATTCCGGAAGGCGCGGTCAAGCTCGAACCCTGGTGGCACCGCTGGATGTCGGGTGACTGGGGCTTCGATCACCCGGCCTCGTTCCATTGGTACTGCCAGCATCCGAATGGCCAGGTCCACGTCTATCGCGAACTCCACGTCCGCCAGATGGGATCGAGGGAGTTGGGCGCTGAACTCGCCCGGATGAGCGCGGCGGACTTGCAGGGGATGCCGCAGCCTTTCTTAAGCCTCTCGCTCGATCCTTCTACGTTCAAGAAGACCGATGTGGGGCCGACCCAGGCAGAACAGATCGCCGAAGGAATCGACGAGGCGCTGGGGAAGGGTACGGCCCATCTCGTTAACTCGGAACTGGGGCAAGGACCGGTCTTCAACGACTCCAAGCCCAGGATCGTGATCCGGATGGCCTCCAATGCCCGCGTAGCCGGGTGGATGAACGTCCGTGATTTCCTGCGGTTCCGGAAGATCTTCCCGAACGAGACAGACGTTCTTCCGAAGCTGCAGATCTGGGACTGCTGCGAACACCTCATCGAGCAGCTCCAGACCCTGGTGTTCGACTCGGAGGGGCCGAATCCGGAAGACGCGCTGAAGATTCATGCGATCAACGGCGAAGGCGGAGACGACGCGGCGGACTCTCTCCGCTACGGCCTCATGGCCTACAAGCTCCGGCAGAACGCAGCGCCGGAGTCGGTCTACGTGATGGAGAAGCTCGCGCAACTCTCCAGTAAGTACCACGGCAATGTTGATCCCACCGTCGCTTATATGGTCGCCAGGCATGCCGAACAGCAATATCGCAAAGATCACAAGAAAGTAACTCCGGTAAAGTTCTCTCGTCTGTCGAGCCACCGGAGGCCCAAGGTTATCGACTTCGGAGGGAGTTTAATCCATGGCAGCCTTTTCAAGAACACGTAATCGTAATCGCCCGATGCCTGAAAGGCCGGGCGCAAAGAAACCGGCGGCGGGAGAGGATCAGAAGGGCAAGGCCGGGCTCGCGATTATTATCACTGGCGGCGGCAGGCCGGGACCGGATCAGAAGGCTGGAGGGCCTCCGCTGGCAGAGCCGCCGGAACCTCGACCGGCGCAGCAGCCGCCAGCACAACAATCTGCTCCTACCCAGCCCGCCCAGCCCACTCGGCCCGCCCAGTCCCAGGGGGACGAGGGAACCGACGACCTTCAAGCCATTGCCGACGACTTCGGGCTCTCGCACGATGACGTGCGCGAGATCGCTACCCGCATCGTAGACCTCATCGTCACGCGATTGGGAATCTGATGATCGAGAAATTCCTCCGGCTCTTCAAACACTATCGTGAAGCTCTGGCGAGGATCGTCGAGCTTCAGGCCAAGGTTGAGGAACTCACCAATGACCTCTCGCTGTTGAAGGTCGAACGCAACGGCCTCAAGGACCAGCTCGATGCCTACAAGATCAGTGTCCGCGAACTCGGCGTTGAGAAGGCCTTCCTGCAGGACCGCTTCATCGAGGCCAAAAACGACCTTGCCCGGCTTCAGGACGACCTGCTGAAGATCGTCAAGGACTTCATGGACTCCTCGCGTCCGAAGCTCCCTGGCAAACCGATCGATCCGATCTATTCGTCGCGGATCCCGATCCACCGGCTGGTCGATGAAAAGAACCGGGAGTTCTTCAAGGACCTGAAGGCCCGTCTTAGCGAGGAAGCGGAGATCACTGCATGATTAAGCTTGCTGAAGGCATGGAACAGCTTAGCCCCCAGCAACTGCTGACGATCCTCAAGGACCCTCTGCTGAAGCTCACTAAGGAGCATGTCGATGCGGACGTGGATCCCGAGAAGATCCAGCAGTACTTCAGGGCGAGGAAGGCCTGCTACTACTACGACGGCAAGCAGAACCTCGTCTATCACCTCTACGGGAACGCCATCGACTACATGCCGGTGGGCAGCCCGATTCATTCCGGCGAAGAGGACGAGGGCTACTACGACTACAAAGTGAACATCGTCAAGGGCGACGGGAGGAAATTCGCCGCCGTCATCGGCAACCGCGCCCCGAACGTCAAGGCAGTAGCGGACGATGAGTCCGATGAGCAGTCCATCGCGAATCAGCGCAAGGCGGATGCGGCGGCCCGGCTCCTCTATGCCTGGTGGCGGATGAAGCGCGTCCAGCGCCAGGTGGCGATGATGCTCTGGAAAGTCGGGACCGTCTTCGCCTATACTCCCTGGGTCGCCTCGAAGTACAAGTACGGCTCGCGACTTGAGCCGAAGTTCCGGCTGGAGGAGCAGCAGATTTCCGAGGCCGGATATCGCTGCCGCCAGTGCGGGGCCTTCATTCCCGAGCCCGACGCGGCCCTCGGGAATTGCATCGAGTGCGGAGCCCCTCTGACCTATGCGGACTTCGAGGACGCCAAGACCGCCCCGGTTCCAGTCGAGGACGGGTTCGAAGAATATCCGAATGGAAGAGTCGAGTGCCATCTCTTCTCCGTCCTCCACGTCACCGTGCCCTTCTACTCCCGCAACCTGGCCGATGTTCCTTACTTGAAGCTGGAGTACGAGGAGCACAAGGGCCGGTTGATGGCGGCTTATCCCGAATTGCGCGAGTTCTTCGAAAGCTCGGAAGCCAGCGCCGACTCCGGCTCCTCTGGCGATGTTGGAGTCCAGGCCCGGCAATCCATCTCCTCTCCCTTCGGGGCCTTCTATCCGCGGAAGAACCTCATCACCTACACCCGCTACTGGCTCAGGCCGGAGATGTTCGAGCTTGTACAGGACGAGCAGGTGCGAGGGCTGCTCTATGAGCACTTCCCCGAGGGCCTCAAGGTTACTCGAGTCAAGGACAAGATCCTGAAGCTGGAACCGGAAAGGCTTGATGAAGTATGGGCGACCTGCAATCCAGAAACCTCGGACTTTCTCTACTGCGATCCGATGTCGTTGGATCACATCGAAGTCCAGGACATCGTCAATACCATTCTCAACATCGGCGTGGAAACCCTGGAACGCGCCATCCCGTGGATGCTCGGCGATCCTACCGTCATCGACTTCGAGCAACTCCGCTCCCGAGCCCGCAGACCGGCGGAAGTCGTCCCCACCGTCCCCGGCGCAAGCGGGGCGCTGAGGGAAGCCATGCGCGAGGCCCCGGTCGCGAAGATGTCCGATCAGGCCCTCCCATTCGCTCAGGCCGTGCATGAATCGGTACGCGAGGTGGCCGGAGTCACCAGGATGATCTTCGGCGGCGACAGCGGCCAGGAAACCACCGCCCGTGAGTACGAGGGCAAGCGGAACCAGGCGATGATGCAGCTTTCCATCTCCTGGGACGAAGTCCGGGAGTTCGTCGCCACTCTGCTCAAGAACGGCGTCCGCCAGCTCGCCCGCTACGGCCCCTCGACCATCCAGGCCCCTGGCGACGGCGGCATGGAAGAAATCACCGAACTCGCCAGTCTCGAACAGGACAACTGGCACTACGAGGTTGAAGAAACCATCCCGATCACGCCTGGACAGCGAGCGGATCGAATTCTCTTCCTGCTCGAAAAAGGCCCGACCGCTGCCGGGCTCCTCGGGCTCCTCCATCCCGAGAACGCCCAGCTCATCCAGGACCTGCTCGGGATGACCGGCCTCAAGGTCCCGCACGCGGACGAAGTTGAGGCCGTGAATGAAAAGATCCGGCTACTGCTCAATGAAGCTCCGGTGGACAATCCCGAAACCGGATTCCTCGAGCCCTCCATCCAGCCCGAGTGGGCCGAGAATTCCGAGCTTTGGGTAGCCGCCATCAAGGCCTGGGCGATCTCGAAGCCCGGTCGCCGAGCGGCAAAGGACAATCCGCAGGGCTGGTCGAACGTCATCGCTTACGGGGAAGCCCACGAGCGGCGTCTCCAGCAGCCTCCGGCATCGCCTCCGGCATCGGGACTGCCACAGCCGGGGGAGCTTTCCGCTAAGCCGTTCGAGCCCGCTCCTCCGCGACCGGCGCAGCCGGAACTCTCGGCCTCTTAGCGCTCTCTATTCTGCGGTCTGCACTGACCCTATTCTGCGGTCTGCTGTAGTCTGCACTAGCCCTGCAACTCAATCCCAATCTCGAAGGAGAAAGGACCATTATGCCTCCAGGTGAAGTAACTCCCGACACCATCATGGGAATCCTCGGAAGCGAGGACCCCGGTGGCGATCCAACGGCGAGCGGAGTAAGTCCCTCGACCGAACCGGCCTCGGAACCGGCAGTGCCGACAGAGCCTGCCGCGCCCGCCGAGCCGACATCTGCCGCGGAACCGGCTGCCGAGCCTTCGGCAGAACCGGCTGCGGAACCGGAACCGGCTGCCGAGCCCGAACCGGGGACTCGGGAACCGGGACAGCCGGAGATCGAGTACGACCCGGAAATCGGGCCTCCCAAGGTAGTCGATTTCAAGGGCAAAAAGGAGTGGCATTACTCCCCGGAAAAGGGCAAGCTCCTCAACGAGGCCTACAAGGAAGCCAAGGCCTATCGCGAGATCGGCACCGTCGATGAGGTACGGGCCAACGCCGAGAAGGCCATCGATCTCGATGCCATGCACAACGACCTGGCTGCCGGGAAGGTGGAAGCCTTCTTCGACTATTGGGCCAAGCATGCCCCCGAGAGTCTCCCGATGCTGGGCCGTGAGTTCATAACGCAGTCCAAGGTTCGCTATCCCGATGCCTACGACGCCGTGGCCGAGATCGTGACCCAGGACCTCGTGGATCACTTCTACAGGCAATTCGCCAACGCTCCCGAGGCCGAGAAGAACGACGAGAACTCCAGCGCCGCGAAGTATCTCTTCGCCGCCCAGTTCCTCGATTGGTTCCTGAACGATTCCTATCGGGATCCGTCTCAGATCCAGGCCCAGAAAGTCGATCCTCGGCTGCAGGAGATCGAGCGGCGAGAGGCTGCTTATCGGAGGCAGCTCGAGGAGCGGTGGCAGGCCGACTGGAACGACTTCCAGGAAGGAACCTACTCCGAGATCCGGAGCACCTTCAATCAGAAAATCCTGGACGCTCTCAAACCCATCGCGCGGCTCCAGAAAGAGGACCCGCTCACGTGGAAGGGGGCGCTCACCGAGCTTCGCCAGGCAGTAGAGAAGGCGATTGCCGAAGACAGGATCTTCCGGCAGCGCGTCAACCTTCGCTTCAGTCAAGCCCAACGGCATATGTCAGCCGACGATCGCAAGGAAATCGTGCAAATGTTCGCGAACCGGGTAGAGAGGGCCATCGCGGCCGCAAAGCCCGCCATCATCGCGCACGCCTCCAAGCGGTTCGTTCAGGCGAACGCGGACCAGCACCGAAGGGCACAGCAGTCCGCACAACGCACCGACGTTTCCCCCGGTGGCAGGCCGACCCGCCCGGCGATCACCAATCCCAAGTACGAAGAGGCGAAGAAGGCCAAAGACGTAGAGGGAATGGTGAAGTCGCTGCTCGGCTAACCATCGGAACCGCTTTCCCTATCATCCAGTCTCGGGAGCCCGAGGCTGCTTTCTTACGAGGTATCATCCAATGCCTACCAACGCCGATGTGGTTTCGCTGCAGCAGGAACGGGTCCGCAAGGCCCTGCCCGAGTTGTTCGAAACCTCCAACTTTCTCTACAGCGAGATTAAGCGTCGGGCGGAAGTCGAGCGAGTCTCCACCAGGGACTACAGGCTTCCGATCATCGTCAGCTATGGCGGTGACTACCGCACCTTCAATCTCGACGGCGGGGACATGGGACGTGGCTCGGGGCCGATCACCAAGCACTACGTCACCACTTACTTCCCCATCGTATTCGCAATCGAACTTTCGAACCTGCAGATGTACGCGACGGCCACTTCCGAGCAGGCCGTCAAGAATGCATTCGCTTTGACCATGGCAAAGGCCATGCAGAGCCTCCAGGCGCAGGAAGACGCCAGCCTGCACTGCCCCACTCCGGGCGTGATCGGTACTGCCACCGCCACGGCAGCGGCCGGCGGCAAGACCATCTACACCTTGGACACTGCATTCGGCACGCAACTGATCCGGCGGCAGATGCCGGTCTGCGTCTACTCCAATGACCTCAGCACGCAGAAGACCACTGCGGCCGGCGCGGACACCTTCCGGGTGGCGGCTGTCGATGTCGTCGGCAACACCGTCACTCTCGATGGCGTGGTCGATAACGCAGCGAACGACGACAAGCTCCTGTTCGCTGGCGTCTCCGGAGCCTCTCCGACCTGGAAGAAGAGCATCCCCGCTTTTCTCTCCACGGCAACCACCGGCAACCTGCTTTCGCTGAGCCGGTCGGACAACCCCGAAATTGTCAGCAACTGGATCGCGGTCAACGGCCCGCTTCAGGGCATTCACGGCATGCTGCTGCTGGATGCCATCGAGCAGCGCCGGGACGACGTTGGCGAACTGGTGGCCGTCTTCCACATGAAGCAACGCGCCGCCTGGTACAAGGCCGGGATTGCCATTTCCGAATGGCAACGCGGTGCCAAGGACGGGATGATCGATATCGTCCCGAAGCGGGCACGGGACTTCCAGTTCGCTGGTGTCAGGGCTGTAGTTGACAAGCATCAGGACAGGACCAGGATCGACTTCCTGAACCTGAAGCACTGGGGCCGCGCGGTCCTCAAGGACCTCGACTGGTACAGTGTCGGCAACACGCGCGTGTTCGAGCTTCGCGGCACGAGCGGCGGCGTGGCTGCCGGGATTCTGATGTATCTCGAACTCCACAGCGACTGGCACACGGATGACCCCGGAGCCCAGGGCTTCCTGAGCGGCCTCACGATTCCCACTGCCTGACTTCCGCAATGACCCAGATTGAACGCTGCAACAAGCTGCTTGAGGACGTGGGGAGGAACCCCTTTGGAGAACCGCTCTACAAGTGGGTCTTCCTCCCCACTCTCCGGCACCTCAGATACAAAGTCGGGAAGGACGACTGGAAGCTCCATACCTGCGGCGCGAAGGACGATGGATCGCTGATCCAGATTTGGATTCCCCAGCCCAATTTCGAGGAAGTTCCGGCCTTCCCGCATCTCGGCCCCCGCTGGGCCTTGTGCTACTGGCAGTACATGGACCCGATAACGTTTCATCGCCAATTCGGCTCCCATGTCGTCTGGCCCCCTCAGGGCTACTACTTCCCGACTAACAAGATCATGAAACCGGGCTTTGTCCCGAACCTCGATGTGACCGAGTATTTCATCCAATGCATTCGTTACTCCAGGGGCAAGTCTTTGGCCGATCTGGAGCAGGAGTTCACCGACGACGTAGAGCGCGAGGAGAGGGCATATTTCAATCGGATTCACGATCAGATCCTCGATGCCTGCACAGCCTTCGGGAACGACCCCGGCAAGCGCTCCGGTGGAGTTAGCTTCCCGAGCGTGACTAAGAAGGAGAGCAATGTCATCTACAACAGCACCAACAGTGGCAACGGACACGGTAATGCTGATCTCCGTGTTCCCCAAACCACTTAAGACGTCCCGAAACTGGAGCCCGAAGCGAGGAGCCGGGTTCCACGAGTATGTGATTCCCGCAGCGCCGGTAGGCGGCCACGTCCTGGTCGAAATCAGCGGGGCCTTCCAGCCGACTTACTACGGCGTAGACATCGGAGACAAGCCCGAGTATATCCCTGCTGCCGAAGTCGCAAAGGATATCGTCAGGGAATTCACCACCAATGTCATCGGCGCGTCGGCGGGCTTCAGCGGGCCGGGGATTGCCGTCCGCGATTCGAGTATGAAACTCGAAGACCAGATCGCCAGGCTCAAGGAAGCGCAGGAGGCCTACTTCGGCTATCTGTTCCAGTTGGCCGAGGACCTCGACCGTGCGGGCATGGGGCGCGCGATCACCGACGAAATGCGCGATGCGGCCAGATGGCTCGGGCGCGAGAACGCGCGGTGGCTGAAGCCCTACAGGCAGCAAGTTCTCAAGAAGTGCAAGTGGTGTGTCTCGGAGATCCCCGAGGAGGCGCTGGTGTGCCAGGTCTGCCTGCGGGACGTAACGGACATCAAAACCCCGGAGCCGGTAAATGCCCCTCACCGTGGAAAAAGTGTTTGACGGAGTGAGAGCGGAGCTTGGGGACCCGGAGGGCGAGTTCCTGACCAACGCTCGCATCGCCCCGTTCTACGAAAGCGCCTATCAGGAAGCCATCACCGCCCTTCGCAACCGGGGCGTGATGAGGCTGAGGGCGGAGGTCTATCACGTCCTCCCGGCGTATACCAACATCCTCACGCCGCTGCAACTCGGAGTGACGGACATCCTGGAGCCGGAGTTTGTATGGGAACGTGGAGGATTGACAATGGTGGCGGTCCAGAGCACCACCGCCGCCACGCCGGTCGTCGTGACCGCCATCGGCCATCCCTTCAATGACGGGGACGAAGTATTCCTGTCGAAAGTCGGGACCGAGGTCAATGGCCGGTGGTTTGTGGACAAGCTGGACGCCGATACTTTCTCGCTGAACGGCTCCACGGCCTCCGTGGCTTACACTCCCCCGGATGGCAAGGCAGTCCAGAGCCGCGAGCAGTTCCTCCTGCTCGAAGCGCCGGTCTACCTGAGCCAGCGCCCGCCCATGGAGAGGCTCCGCGAGTACGTATGGGATGGCGTGTTCCGGTTCGTCGGGGCCACCACCCCGCGCCAGCTCAAGATCTCCTACTACTCCAACGGAGAGGCTCCGGCCTCGGGAGTCATTGGCATCGAAGGCATCCGGAACTTCCTCATCGCCCGCACCGCGCAAAAGGCTGCCGGGCCGGGGGATCAGCGATCCCGAGCCGGGGACCTCTCCGCCGAGGCCAATTACCATCTCGCTGAATTCGTCGCTGGTTATCTCCGGAGTCTCCAGAGAATCACTTTTCAGCCTCCGCCTTATCGCAGGCGGGCAAGGAACTAACTCTAACTTTACAAATCGGCCTCGCGCCGGAAACCGGCCTCTCCGATGTCCCTGATCGACTACCGCAAGTTCTCGTTTCCTGCCTTCCGTGGCTGGCGCTCGCTCCCTGGCGACCAGAGCCCGGAGTTCGCGCTCAACGCCCGCAATGTGCGCTTCCGGCCAGGGAAGGTAGGATCGAGGGCGGGACACACGAGCTTCTTCAGCACCCTTGGCGGGGTGACCGCAATCTATCACTGGGTTACTCAGGACTTCTCGGTCCTGGTCTACTTCGAAGCAGGGAACCATTGCAAGCTCCGGGTGTTGAGCAGCAACGTCAGCGGGCTCACCCCAGGGAAGACCTACCTGCTGTTCTCGCAAGAAGCCGCCGGGATCTCGATGGCCGAATTCGGCAAGCGAGCCCTTTTCAGCGGCTACAACTCCTCCGGAGCCGGAACCGGCCAGGTCAAGATCCTCGACTTCACCTCCTCGGCCTTCGCCCACAACGCCTTCCCCGCGCCGATGAGCGCTCCGGCAGTCGTAACCGAGCCGGGAGCGCCGGGCAACATCACCGCCGGGGTTCACAAGATCGGCTATGTCCTGGTGACGATGAGCGGCGGCGAAACCCGGCCCTGTCCCGAGGTCTTCGGGACCTTCATGCCCACGGAGTTCGCCGCCTCCGGAGGCAAGACCCTCAACGTCTCCGTCACCGCCAACTGGCCGCAAAATGCCTATGCACTGCGCGGCATCATGACCCGAGCGGACAACCACGACAAGTGGTACTTCGTTCCCGGCGCAGGAAGCGGACTGATCCCTCCGGGCGCTCAGAACTGGCAGGTGAACTTCGTCCTCAACTACTCCGACGAAAGTTTGATCGCCAACGAAGCCGACCTCGATGCCTCGGAGCAATTTCTGCTGATGACCCAAAGCGCCTCGGGCACCGGACCCTTCAGTCCCTCCGACATCGTAGTCTACGGCACTCGCATGGTCTATGTTGTCGACGATGTCCTGTATATCAGCGACCCCGGTAATGCAGAGCGCATTACGATGGATCAGCACTCGAAGATCCTCCCCGGACGTCGCAAGGTCACAACTGCCTTCCCGGTGGCCGACATGCTCGTCGTTCTCGGACCGCACTGGACCTATGCATTCGCCGACAACGGCGACCGTCCGGCGACCTGGGCGGCCCCCCGGCAGATCGGCGATGGCATCGGAGTGCTGGGACCGAAGGCAAAGACCTTCCACCCCACCGGCGGCTACGGGTGGGTGGCAGACGAAAACGGCCTTTACTTCTTCAACGGCGAATACTCCGACCTCCCCATTTCTTACTTCAACCAGGCCGAATGGCAGCGAATCAACAAAGCCCAGGGGCACTTAGTCCAGGTCTTCGACGATCCGGAATCTCATACAGTCTCGGTCATCGCTCCCCTCGACGGCGCGACAGCCTGCACTCACATCCTGAAGTGGGACTACACTCTCGGCAAGTCTCCCGGCCTGGTCCAGTTCAGCCTCGATGACATCCAGGGCTACTCCATTGGAGCTATCGGCAAGATCGTAGACCCGGTCACCAGGCGCACGACCAAGCTCCTCGGCCCGGCCTCCGCGGGAGACATCCTCCAGGAAGACGACTCCGCACGCAACGACGGCTCGGCTCCGATTGTCTCGGTCTACGAAACCGGCCTCGTCCCTCCGGACGGCCTCCGCACGGCCCTCATCAACGTCATCCGAGCCCACGTCGCCAGAGTCCGAGGCAACGGGAGCCTCAAGGTCAAATTCTGGGCGAACGGTCACAACAAGCACGAGCACAGGAGCTACGTGCTCGAAGAGGCTCCGGCCAAGGAACTCCTCATGCGCCTGGAGCAACAAACTCCCCAGGGTTCGCTGGAACTTGGCACCAGCGAGCTTGATCACTGGTGGGAACTCGAAACTCTGACCTCCTACTGGAGCGATCAACGGAACCTCTAAGATGGCTGTTAACTTCCGACCCGAAATCCAGCAACTCCGTGCCAAGCGGCGCGAGGTCGCCAGCGCTCTGGAGAAGATCCAGAACGAACTCGACCGGCTGCAGAAGGAACTGGACCGTCTCGATAGGGTCGTCGCCCAGGTCATGCCGGAGGGGGCCGAGGGGCTGCCCCCGCCGCCGCCTGACGTGATCGACTTTCAGATCGGCACCGCGACCGACACCGGTGACTACGACCCCTTCCCGCAATGGGACCTGCTCAAC